AAAAAGGTAAAATCAAAAAAATATAAAAAATAATATGGTTATAGAAAGAAAATTAGGCACAGAAGATAATCCAGATATTAGAGACCAAACTAAATCTGTAAGCGTACCAAACGAAGAGTTTGCAATAGAGCAACCAGTACCAACATTTGATGAACAAATGCTAGATGCTTTAGAAATTAGTATTACGGATGATGCGATAGTTTTTGATGAGCCAATAGAAAACAGTGAGCCTGAAATACCTTTTGACGCAAATCTTGTTGATGTTTTAGATGATTCTATATTAGGAGTTATGGCATCTAAGCTTATAAATGCAGTTGAAAACGACAAAGAATCAAGAAAAGAATGGGAAAAAACATACACAGACGGCCTTAAATACTTAGGTATGCGGTTTGACGACCAAAGAAGTCAACCATTTGAAGGTTCTAGTGGTGTAATACATCCAATTTTATCAGAAGCTGTGACACAGTTTCAGGCACAAGCCTACAAAGAACTTTTACCTGCGCAAGGTCCAATCAAGACACAAGTAGTTGGACAAAGAGACGCAAACACAGAAATGCAAGCTGAAAGAGTTTCAGAGTTTATGAATTATTACATCATGAACGAAATGCCTGAGTATGACCCAGATTTAGACCAACTATTATTTTACTTGCCTTTATCAGGTAGTGCATTTAAAAAAGTATATTACGACGCTGCAAAAGGCAGACCTATGAGCAAGTTTATACCTGCTGAAGATTTATTAGTGCCATACAACGCAACAGACTTGCTTTCTGCTGAAAGAGTTACGCATGTGGTTTCTATGAGTAATAACGAAGTAAGAAAATTACAACTCTCAGGATTCTATGCAGACATAAGTTTGACAGACAACGAAACCATGGTTCGTGATGAAATAGACAAAGAAATAGACAAAATACAAGGAGTAGAGCCTGATTATGGTGAAGATGAACAAAGAAAACTTTATGAAATACATACAGTAGCAGAGATTGAAGGGTTTGAAGACGTTGATAATGCAGGAGAACCAACTGGTCTTAAAATTCCTTACATAATTACAATAGACGAATCTTCACAAAAAATACTATCTATAAGAAGAAACTACGACCCCGAAGACACATTTAGAAATAAAATAAACTACTTTGTGCAATATAAGTTTTTACCGGGATTAGGTTTTTATGGGCTAGGTTTGTCACACATGATTGGTGGATTATCTAAAGCATCTACGTCAATATTAAGACAGCTAATTGACGCTGGTACTTTAAGCAATTTACCAGCTGGATTTAAAACACGTGGGATAAGAATAAGAGACGAAGCATCACCACTACAACCGGGTGAGTTTAGAGATGTCGATGCTCCCGGAGGAGCTTTAAGAGATTCACTTATGCCATTGCCTTACAAAGAGCCAAGTAATGTTTTATTTCAGCTATTAGGACTTTTAGTTGATTCAGGAAAAAGATTTGCCGCAATAGCAGACATGAACATTGGTGACTCCAATGCAGCCATGCCTGTTGGAACAACTGTCGCCTTACTAGAAAAAGGCACAAAAGTTATGAGCGCAATACACAAGAGATTACATTACTCGCAAAAAAATGAGTTTCAAATACTTGCAAGGGTGTTTCAAGAGTTTTTGCCACCTGTATACCCTTATGAAACAGGCACAGGCCCTAGAGAAATAAAAATACAAGATTTTGACAACAAGATAGACGTAATACCAGTATCAGACCCAAACATTTTTTCTATGAGTCAAAGAGTAATTATGGCACAAGAACTATTGACTATGGTTCAGTCAAACCCACAATTACATGGACCACAAGGTATCTATGAAGCGTACAGGAGAATGTATGCAGCCTTGGGTGTTGACAACATCGATTCATTGTTAATGCCACCAGCAGACAATACACCAAAACCATTAGATGCTGGTATTGAAAATAGTGGCTTATTGCAAGGTATACCACAACAAGCATTTCCTGAACAAAATCATGAGGCGCATGTAGAAGCACATAAAAGCTTGTTTTTGACACAAGCTGTTATGACAAACCCTCAATTGCAATCGATAA